GGTTATTAGCTGAAGGGAAGTTGTCTAAGGTTGTATAAGTAATAGCTATGTGGCAAAAAGTAGAAGCCGCCTTTAACCTGGTCTTAATCATTCGTCTTTGTATTCCTTGACCTCTATAATCTTTATGTACCCACGCCCTGTTAAATATGCAAATGCCCTTAGAATAAATTGAGCCGCAATAAGCAACAATTCGGCTCATATCGTCAAGCATAACCCACCATTCACGATTAAACTGGAACTCGTCTCCGCAGCCTTTGAAGTTTGGGTTAGTATAATCTAAATCTTTTAGCTGCTCGTAGGTGTCTCGGTCTAATATGTTTCCGAAGCTAAATACTTTTTTTAGGCGCATTGGTTAGTAATAGTTTTTTTAAGTATAGTGCTAAATCTAAAGCCTCTTCGTAAGCGTGTTGCAACCATTCGTCTTGGCTTAAATCGGTTCTATCCATTGTAGTTCCGTATTCCTTTAACCCTCTTACTTCTCGTGCTTGTAAATCTTTAATTGTTTGGTCAAGTATGTTGCTCATTATTTGTCGGTTTTGCTATGTATCTTAAAACAAGTTTTGCACTTGTATTGTATTTTCTTTACACCCGTTGCGGTTGTTCTACGAAGTGAAATAATTAAGTCATCGCTCCCACATTCAGGGCAAGAGCCTCTATCTTGTCCGAATATTACTCCGTAATGTGTTTTAGGTTCGATGTGATTTTTAAGTGCATTAAACACCTGCTCTAATAACACAACATCTTTTTGGCAGTACTTAATCATTTTAGCCATAGCCACTTTATCCTTATGCAGAACAATGTCTTTCCATAAACTATATTCGGTTTTAATCTTAGTGCCAATGCCTAAATAGTCAGCTATGTAATTAAGCTTGTTGCTATTAAATCTAAACTTACTCCTGGCTACTTTTAGGGTGTCGATAGTTGTATAAGAAGGGAACATATCTATTCCGTGAAATAGGCATCTGGTTCTAACCCACGGCAAATCAAACTTGTCTCCGTTATGTCCTACTAACTCCGAAGCCGTGTTTGCTACCTCTACAAACTTTTGTAGCATCTTTTTATCGCATTGTTTACTATCCCATTGTAAATAGTGAACTTCCTTCTCATCTTCCCACTTGTAACATATACAAATAATTGCCCGTTCTTTAATAATGCTTTCGGTTGATATGTTAAGCTTGTAACCTGCACTCCAAAAGAAACCGATGTTGGGGCTTGATTCCAAATCGAAGTAGAGGCGTTTGCGTTTTGATTTTAGCATTATTTATTTTTTGCTGAATTTATCTATTGTGGTATAACCCATAGCAAATAGCGTAAGATACAAGACGGCATCTACCAACTTATCGCTTGGGTTAATTTTTAAGATTATGTTTAAGAACAAGGAAATAAAAAGACATAAGCTGCCAAGCAAAGCCACTACTCTTTTGTGGCTAATACTGTTGCTTTCGTCTGATAATAAGTTTACTAATATAGTTCTAAAGTTGCTCATATAGTTTAGCTTCAGCCTCTCTCCGCCTCACTAACCCTTGCATTACTCTATCGTTTGCCCTTACCCACTTTTTAAATTCTGCACTAATGCTTGGGTCTTTAGGGTTAGCATTTACTTTTCTAAGTAAAGTGCTTTTCCTAAAATTCCCCATACCTACATTAAAAGCAAACGAAACAATCGCAGAAAAATTGTTTGCAGTTACATTTGATTTTACAAGCACATCGACCTGTTTAGCAAACGCATCTACTATGTTATTAAGTAACTCCTCGGCTCTCGCTTGTGTTATCACATCTCCTTCCTTTACTTTTGTGCCATCTTCGTAGAACGTATTTCCGTATCCTATTGTCCACAACAAAGCTGGACATCGGTACGCCTTTAATTTGCACCCTTCGAACTGCTTTATTAAATCTCTACCTGCTTTGTTTACTTCCATAATCTATTCCAATATGCTAAAATTAATATAATCGCTATTATTAGACCGATTAGAGCCTTCCAAAAGTTATTTGCAGTACTTACCTTACTTTTGTCTACAATCGAAATTTGGGTACTTTCTGTGCGATTAAACGCTATTGTGTCTTTTTTAACTAAGCTATTGTCGGTTTCCTTCTCTTTTGTCTGGTACACCCACTTAGTTACGATTTTGGGAACTACTATGATGCTATCCTTTGTTACACGGATAGTGTCATAAATAGTAACTTCTTTTGTAAATACTTGCTCCTTCTCTATAATCTTAGTTACGCTATCATAAAAAGTAAGATGCACGGAGTCAATCTTAGTTGTCCCCGTGCTATCAAATCTCTTTTCGAACTTCTTAACCGAAGCACAAGAAGTAAGTAATAAGGCTAAAAGTATTAATCTCATTTAAGTTTCTTGGTCATTTTGTAATAGTATCGAATAGCCATAAGACCTGAAACGATAGCCACCAAACTTGCAATCAATGTGAATAGCGGTTGAATATTTGTAATGCTAATAGTAGCACTTACTAAAGAAACGATTGTTGATTGGTCTGCTTGGTGGTTATTTGCCATTATAGTTCTTCTTCTTCTTGTTTGTTAAATTCTACGCCAGTAACCCAATCTTGTAAGAAAGTAAAGTCATTAAGACCTTCTGGGTTCACAACGTTAATTATTTGAAAATCAAATTCTTTATCATTTAAGGCTTCAATATCTTTGGCAAGCTTCTTGATACCTTCTTTTGAGAATTTGTACTCCCCTTTGTCCGTAAGCAATAAGCAGTCGTTACTATCCGTTTGTGCTGCATCTAATCTAAGGCTTTCCACTTCTGTGTTATACGCTTCGTGATGTGGCTTTACTTTGTTGTAAATCTGCACTAATTTTTTTTGTGTTTTAGTTTCAGAGTTACCGATTACGGCATTAAGGTTGCTCACTAATTGGAGCAGTTGTTTGTTCTTCATAGTTTGTTTTTGTTTGTAAAGATAATTGAGGATTTTGGAATGGTAGCGGTAAATTTACAATCGGAGGGTTTTTTAGGTTTTCAATCTGAGTAGCTAAGTTTAAGTCCATAGCCTCTACGTTCAGCCCTGCTTCTAACCAGGTACATACTTGCTCGTAAGTTAAATCTTCGTAAGCAGTAAAGTCGGTTTCCGAAGGAGTAGCACACGCCATTGCTCCATAAACTTCAGCGTTGTAAGTTTTATCTCCGTCTACTTGTTCTGCTTGATAGCGCCAATGCACTACTTTAACTACATCTGTTAAACCATCTTCGCTTGGTGCGGTGTCCATTTGTGATACTACCCATTTAAAAGTTGTCATATTATTTGTTTTTTAATTGTTCAATTTGTGTTTGTTGTTCTTGAATTGCTTTAATAAGTACGGGAACTATCTTGCTATAATCTACTCCTTGCATATCCTTTCCGTCTTTTACTCCCGTTACTGCGTAGTTAATTACCGATTGTAATTCGTGAGCAATAACCCCATAAGAACGAGTTTTGTCTGCCTTCCATTCGTAATCATATGTCTTAATTTTATTTACTAAATCAAGACCGCTATAATCTTTAAAATCTTGCTTTAATCGATAGTCAGAAGTTACATTATAAGAAGTTGTTGTTCCATTACCAATTATGCTACCTATTCCAATTCCATTATATCTAAAGTCCAAAAAGAATTGAGTAGTGTAAGTATGATTAATTGTTTGCGCCCAATTAACTCCTGATTGAGTAATAGCTAATTTATCTCCTGCACCTGTTGTGTTTCCTATACATACTGTCCCCCCACTTGTTATGCGCATACGTTCGGTACCTGATGTTGCAAGTACTAAACTACCTGTTGTATCACTTGAACCACGAAGTGCATACATTTCTGCTAATGGAGTTGCTGCTGAGTTATTAAAATATCTTAAATAACCTGCAAAATCTCCGTCACCTGTTCTTGTTCCATTTAATTCTAAAAGTGCATTTCTACCTGAGATAGTAGCTGATATTGTTTGTACAGTTGAACCACTTGCTGCACCACTTAAGTTTGGCGATGTAGTACCTATACCAACTTTACCACCTGTAATTCGCATTACTTCTCCCGTAGAGTCACCAAATCTTAAATTAGCAGATGTATCTCCCGTAGCAATACTATTGCCAATAAAAGACCAGTTATTTCTATCTTGGTTGTAGAACCTTAAACCATACGTTGCATTGTAAGAAATTGAAACCTCTCCTCTTACGTCTAATAATGTTACAGGCGATGTAGTACCTATACCTACTCTGCCATTATCTTCAACGCAAAACATACTTCCGTCAGTACCATTTGCCCAAGTAACTCTAAAAGGGAATGTACCGCCATTACCTGCCGATTTAACTGTTAAACCATTTGTAGCAGCATTACCTACAACTCTTAATCTACCACTTGTAGTAGTATCGCCAACTACAAGGTTACCACTCGCATCTAACGTCATTGCTTGGGTAAAGGATATAGCGTTACCTGCCGTTCCTGAAGGAGCGGTATGCCAAGAATGTACTGAGTTTAATTGTCTATATTGTGAAGCATTACCATTACCAATGTATCTCCAAGTGCCACCATCAAAATAAGTATTTGAAAATATTGCAGTATCAGAACCATTGTAACTTGCCATTGAACCCCACCCAACTTGATACGCTATATAAGTTCCCCACGCACTCGGTGTAACTCCTAATCCTAAATTGCCTGAAGCGTCAAGAGTTGCTCTAACTGTATCCACTGTAACCAACTGCAAAACAGAACTTGTTGCAGTACCAACTACAAGAGAATTTCCTGAACCATTAGTGTATATATGTCCTCTAACAGAACTATCGCTATTTCTTAAAACTAAAGCAGCGATATTTGCAGTTGTATTTGATTGTATTGTTAATCCTGTACCGCCATAAGCAGAAGGACTTGTAGTTCCAATACCAACATTAGTACCATTATCATATACTAAGCTATCTCCTATTGTACTTGCACCTGTAAACTTAGGTAGGTAGTTAGTAGTACCTGTTCCCGTTACTGGATTGGTTAAAGCGTTTTGCTTGTTGTTAAACGTAGTCCAATCGGTGCTTGATAATAAACCTTGTTGTGAACCACTTGCCGTTGCAATAGCTAAAGTAATAGTTCCACTTGTTGTAATAGGTGTAGAGCCAATAGTTACTCCGCTTGTTGCAGAAGATAATCCTACCGATGTTACCGAACCCGTGCCGTATGATGTGCTATCTACACTACCATCGGCTTTTAAGAACTGACTTGATGTACCGCCCGACTTAACTAAAGTAGTTGCGTTTAGTGTGCCTATGATTGTTGCAGCGTTACCCGAACCGCTTGTCTTGTTTATGTATAAGCCTTCGCCATTACCACCCTTTGTAATATTTAAAGCAATACCACTACCGCTTGAATGTGTTATGCCAACTGTATCGCTACTTCCACTACTTGAAAAAGTACCTTTAGCAGCAATTAAAGTATGCGTTCCTAAATCTAAGTTAGCCGTTGCGCCGGTATAAGGAACGTAACCCGTTAAACTTGGTATGTCGGAAGTAAGGGCTAATGTACCCGTTGCACTTGGTAGCGTGTATGTATAAGTGCCATTTGTAATAGTCGATTCTAATCTAAGTTGACCAGTTAATCTTGCCGTACCCGTTACGTCTAATCTATAAGTATCGTTAGTATTTCCAACGGACATATTACCCGAAGCGTTTACACGCATTTTTTCCGTTGAGTTAGTAACAAATATAGTAGCACCCGTTTGTGAAATAATTACAAAATCACCTGCAACACCCGCCGAAGCAAATTGCCCGTTAGTAGTTACAAGACCAAACTTAGCTTGGTATATAGAACCCGTTACCGCTTCGCCCATTGATACGCTTGGAGCGTTACCGCTTAAACGTAAATGATTATCCGCCGTTGAGTTAAAAATTTCAATAGACCTTTGAGGCGTTGTAGTGCCAATACCTAAACGATTATTAGTAGCATCCCAAAAAAAGTTATTAGTTCCCGTTACGCTATTCGCTCCGTTAAAAAATGTTACTTGCCCACTTGCACCCGACCCCGATATTAACGAAGTAGGGAACGTAATTAAGTTACCCGCCCCGTTAATATATTGTGCGCTTGTACCCGCAAAGGCTAAAGCTAAAGTTCCGCTTGTTGTTATAGGGCTACCCGTTATTCCAATTGAGTTACCCGTAATAGAAGCCGCTACGCTAGTTACTGTGCCTACCGCACCGCTTGAACGCTGCCAAATAGTACCACTATAAATAACATAATCGCCAACCGCAAAAGTCAAAGGACCAGCACCAAAATTTACTGTTCCTGCTACGTTACAAATATAAACATCGCCCGTGTCGCCCGTTCCATTTGCAAGTGTTGGGGTGTTAGTAGATGCGTTCCAAGTTCCTTTGTATTCCATTAACGAACTTGGTAATTGGCTAATAGGGACTTTACCTAAACTATCCAAAGAAGCATAACCATTAGCGTTGCCCTTTTCACTTCTTAATTGGTAAGTATCTAATAAAGCTTGTGAAGGGAATACTTCTACATAAGCACTGCCACTCCATAAATAAAGTTTCTGCGTGTCTTTAGCACAATAGATAACGTTAATATCGCCCGTTGCAGGGAACGATGCAAGGTTAGTATAAAATGAAACCGCACCGCTAAATATCGCTCCTAATTGTGCAAGTGTAATCTTCTTACTTACTCCACTAATCGGGTCGCCTATAATAGTTAAATCGGTACTAACTGGTGCTAACTCGGTCGCTAATTGATTTATCTTTTTGCCTATCATTATGAATAATTATAGATGCTCGGAACCTGGCATCTGTCGTTTAAGTAAGGTAATTCCATTGTAATATCTATCTTAACTCCTGCAAGATAGTCGGGGTCGCTCTCGGTAAAGTAAGTCAAAGGAGCAGTATCGCCAATATCCCAAATTGCTTTAGGATAACGTAACTGCGCCACTATGTCTTGACCTACTAAAGTCATATCGCTAAGTACTTCGGTTTCGTTTGTTTCCTCCATTAACATTCTGTCCATAAAATAAAGGCTAAAATTATAAGTAATATTTTTAGCGTTTATAGTAGCACCCGTTAAAGTGTAGAACATAGCAGGGTAAGTAACCTCGCCATTAGACAAACGTTCCCACACATCTCCGAAGTAAACAAAGTTAATTTGTTCGTGGTCTTTTCCGAGTGTCGTTATTTGCTTTACTATTTGGTTTAACGTCAGGCTCATTCTTAATTTTTTCTAAATAAACACGAAGTTTATTTTGGTTTTTAATTGTTGTTACTTTGCTCATATTTAACAAGTGCTACACCCTTTGTCTCCTTGATAAAGTTCCTCGAAGCTTTTACCTGCGCAGCAATCAAAATCGCCTAACCAAATGCTCGTTGTGTAAGCATCGTTTTCAGGGTGTATTGCATCAACGCCACTTCCAGGGTTCAAGTACTCAGGATAGAGGGTAGAATATTCTTTTAGGTATTTAATCATTCTTTGCTTGTAGAACTCCGCTCTTGCTTTATATCTATTCGCCACGTCAATCATATCCTGCATCGAAGGGTTTTCGGTATTCTCTCCACCCTTTCTTAACAAGCCTTTATTGTAGAACTGATAAGACAAACCCATTGGCAACTCACTAAGTACATAATGCACTAAAGTATCTGCTATGTATTGGTCTAATAATATAACCTCGTCTGCGTTTAAGTTGTTAGCCGTGATACCTGCTTGTAAGCGATTGTATAAAGCACTTCCAAGCGCAGGTAAGATGTACATATCTTGTGCGGTCTTAATCTCAGGCAATACAAGTTTTTCGTCTACGTTAGCGTGTAAGCCAGACCTGTCTTTAATATTCTGTACGCTTATGAATAATGTGTTTAAGCTCATTTCTTATTTTTTTCTCGTTACTACGTTTGTTTTCCACTCGTGCCTACAACTTGGAGAATGGGTATTAGTTCCAGGCTTTGTGTACCAACCGCCACCTCTATTCCAAACACTATAACCAAGCCTTGCACTCATTGATTCAATTTCGCTACGGCTATACATCTTCTTAGCTTCTAATAAGTGTACGCAGAATGGTCTGCTTGTACCTTTGTTAGCATTGCTAAAGCCTGACTTCCACTCGTAAGAATAACGAATTAATATTTCCGTTGTTGTAGGTTTTACTGCACCAACTGTTACACCTAATGGCTTTACTAATTCTCTCTCTATAATTACATTTGAATTATCGCCTTTGCCTATTGTCTTAGAAATAGTTTTAATGATGTTTCTTTCTTCTAAGCTTTTTAGGATAGCAACAATTTCAGGTATAGTAACCTTTAAAACATCGGCTAAAACATCGGTTGTAATATTCTTTTGTTTGCTGATTTGGTCTAATACGTTTGCTTCTAATTGGTTTACATCGGCAAATGTTTGGTAGTCGTCATCATCACTAAATCTTGTCTTACTTTTAAAGATTTCGAATTGCTCTCTGTCTTCTCCAAACTCATAGAATATCTTGTAGTCATCTTCGCTAAACTCTAATTCTTCCGAACCTAACCAAGTAGCTACTTCTTCATCGCTTAAAGCATATCCACCCTTTAACATTGAACTTGCTTGTTCTCTTGTTATTTTGCCCTTGTTAAAATCTCTAATGATACGCTGCATATTCTGCCACTCACGACCTTTTAAGCCTTTAATATGCTCGTTCACACTTAAAGGACTTGCTGCCATTGGCTGCTCGGTTTCCGTAGGTAAGCCATATTGTGTAGGGTCAATACCAAGCTTCTCTAATATCCATTGTTTAGGTGCAACTTCTTTAATTACGCTTTCGCTAAAGTCAATACCGATTGGGTCTACGGGTTGAAGTTTTAACTCCTCGGTAACTCCTGCATATTGACCTAACATATTAAATACGCCTTCGATTTGCATTTGCTTGTAGCGTACATAAGTGTTATTAAATATCTCGTAGCTATCTCGCATCTGTTGGCGGTTGCCTAATTGACCAGGCATAGCAATACCGAACAAATCAGGACTTGTAATTTGATGTCCGCTAAATATGTTAGTTTGTATTAACTCGTCTACACGGCTAAAATCTTCTTTAGTTAAATCACTCGCACCTAAATCGTCTACAATAGGCTTACGGGTTAAATCGTTTACAAATGCAAGTAAATACTTCTTGCCGTCTGCACCCGTGTACATATTATCAAACTGCTTACTAACAAGGCGTTTCTCCTCAGGACTTGGTTCACCATTTGGTAAGGTAATAAGTTTACTTGCAGAAAACCCTGTTTGAGCATTGCCTAAAACGTGCTTACTTACTTCTACATCACTTTCGATGTAATTAAGCGCACCGAAATAACCAGGAAGGCTATAAACGTTCATACCAGGTCGGTACTCCTTTACATAAAGTATCTGCACACCTTGTGGGTTAGCAGGATTGAAAGCATTGTATACTTCAGCTTTTTCTTGGTTGCGTGTAGCCTTCCAATCTTCTTTGTACCAAAACTGAGTATTATCTTTGTTGGTTCTAATCTTTGTATAATCACAATGCCACAACTCCGCTACCTGACCGCCCATTACACTCCAAATAACTTGGATATAAGCACCGCCAAATAGTTCTAAATCTAAAGCAACCTTTTTAGTTAGGTCGTTAAGGGTTTCATCTCTATTAACCTTCTTAACCATATCTTGCTCCCCTGCCCAACCATTTCCGACAATGTAATTAACCTTGCCACGAATGATAGCGTTGTGCTTTGCAGATTTGTTAAATAGGTCTAATAGGTACTGCGGATAGTCATTGTTTTGACCATACTGCATATACCCTTCGCCTTTTTTCTCTTTATATTCAGGCTGCTTTGCTTCCGCAAATGTCAATACTTTTATTTCCATTATTGTCTAATTGTGAATGTGCTTGTTGTTTCGTATTCCGTAAATGATATAGTAGTTCCCGAAAGCTCCATAATGCCACTTTCAAGTAGGTTTAAGCCAGTCGGGTTTGTATTTGTAGTACTTGCTTGCTCGTAAATTGTGTAGGTGTATTGCCCGTTTAAAGCCGTATTAAAGAAGCTATTAACTACAATAGTGAACTCATTGTACCTTTCTTTGTATGGACTAATATCCGTATTGTTAAGCCTTACAAATTTAATCTCAGTATTTGTACTTCTATTCTCAAAAATAAATAGATAGTTAGGACTTGTAAGCGTTTGCTTCTCAGTCAAGGTAAGTATTATATTTTGGGTTTGCCCCTTAGTTAATCTTATCACAACTATAAATATAAACTATTGCGATTGTTTGCAAAATAAAAAACCCCCGCCTAATTAAAGACGAGGGCATCTATATACAAAACCAAAACAACCTAAGAACCTGCGGTGGTTAATTGACCTGCCACAGTTGAGTTTACTTCTGGAGCAAGGGCTGGCTCTGCACCTGTAAAGGTAAGAGTGTAACCGCTTCTGTCGCCTTCAGCCGTACCTGTACCTGCGTTACCGCCTGTAAGGTCTAAGCCTCTTTGTTTTCCTAAGTACCAGTATTTGCCATTGTTATCTTTGGCAACCGCTACTAAAGTGTTTTGAGCCAACAACAAGATTTCGTTTCTTGTGTTAGCTTGTAATTTGTTTAATACGATAGTTAATTCAGGAGCGTAGAAGATAGTTCCGTTTTGTACGTTTGCATTAACATTCTCAACTAATTGAGAAGTGCCTTTTACAAGTTCGTACTTAAAGAACTTCTTACCAGATGCTTTTACTAAAGCGGTAATTACACCACTTGCTTCTGTTGTAGAAGTAACATCTGATGCTGCCATAAAATAAACTTCGGTTATACCGCCTAAACTGTCTTTGCAGTCAAGAGTATAATTTTGAGTTAAAGCACAAGCCATTGTTATTAAATTAAATTAGTTTGAAAAAATGGGTAGGTATATTTCAACCTACCCTATAAATTATGCAAGGATAAACTTCACTGCTTCGTCAGGGAATGCAATGTTTACACCCATCTTAAACTCAGATACGAAACGTACTTGGTCAGCTTCTTTAGCATAGAAAATTTCAAACTTCTCTTCTTCGTTCAATAAGTCAGTACCTAAGAACATATTGCTTAAACGCATAGCGTAAACTTTGTTAGTTCCGTTAAGACCTGCAACTGCTACAACTTTGATTGTAGTACCAGGAAGTACGAACTCGCTATCAGCTTTAACATCAATTTGGTAATTGAAAGAACCGCTATTCTTAAGAGCAACAGTGTAAGTACGGAATAAATCTTGACCACAGAAGATAGTCATATCGTCAGCAGCTACAACTTTAGCAGGGATTGCTTTGTAAACGCCATCAAAGATAGAGATTACGTTAGCATCAGTAATGCTTGATAAAGGAGCGCCAGAGATAAAAGTAGAAGCGTTTGCAGCAACAACACCTGAAGCAGCACCGATTAACTTAACAAGACCATCGAACTTGTTTAAGTTTACGTTCACACTTGAAGTGTCGCCTTGCCATAAAGCAGTTTCTAATTGAGCAGCGATTGTCTTAGCTTTCTTTTCGCTATACTCTTGCTCGAAAGGTACGCTATCGTACATAGAGCCAGTAGGTAAAGCTTTTTGTAAATACTTAGCTTCAAGGTCTTTAGGACATAAAGCTTCGTTTACTTTAATTTTACCAGGAGTTACAGTACGCTGAGTGAAGGTAGTAGAACCAGAAGCATTAAAGCCACAAGAAGCACCATCTTGGAAGATAGCGTCAGTTTCCATAATGTTGATTTTTTCGCTTGACTTTACGCCAACCATAACGTTACCTGCGCTCTTAATAAGAGAAGCAGTTTTTGCACCCAATACAGATGAAGTTACAAGTAGAGCTTCGTTTTCTTTTGTATAGTTTGCTAATGCAGATACATCAAATCCCATTTTATTTTATTTTTATTTGTTTAATAAAGCGTTTCTAAATTTTGCAATTCTTTCGTACTTCATATCCTTTGTAGTTACGTTAGAAGCAAAGTTGTTTTTTGGTTGCGCAATAGGTTCAGCGTTAGGAGTTTTAGTAAGTGCTTCTATAAGTTCAGCTACTTGACTAAAGCCATTCTTAACTTTTGCCTCTAATTCCGCTACCTTTGTTTTTAAACCTTCGTTTTCAGCTACTAATTTTGCGATTTCTTCTGCCATTTTTTCTTCAATCTTGTTACCTAATTCAGCAGGTACTTCTTCAGCTTCTTTTGCTTCAGCTTCAGGAGTTTCGATTGATAAGATTTTTGCAGCTTCGTCTAATACGATTTTAGTGCCGTCTGCTAATTGGTGTTCGCCCATTGGTGCAGGACTTCCGTCTGCTAGGGTAACTTGACCACCGATAGCAAGTTCGCTAATCATAACCTTTGTTCCGTCCATAAGGCTATACTCAGCAAATGTAACAGGTACTTCCTCGATAGGTGCAGGTGCAGGTGCAGGAGCATCTACCATTGGCATATCTTCGAACAAAGCCCTAATTTGCATAATTGCATCTTTTGCGTTCATCATTCTTTTTGTTTAAATATTAATAAAAGATTTTGTTTATCATTTAACCCGTTGCAATATTTCCTTTATTGCATTCATAAGCTCTTGTTCTTTGTTTGGCTTTGTCTTGTATGTAAATAAACCCTCTACACTAAAGCCTTTAAATTTGCCCTCTTTAACATCGTTCCAAACGCCTTCGTTGTCTACTTTAAAAGAACCAAACCAAGACCCGTCAGGTGCATCTTCAAATCCTTTCATTGGTAAGATGCCTCTGCTCTTATCTGTAATAAAGCTTTCAAACATAGTAACGCCTTCTACTTGTTGGTCAGGCGAGTGCATTAAGTTTACGTTTGATTGGTAGCCTCTTTTGAAAAACTTTTGAGCAATCTTAAAAATAGTATCTTTAGAGAACACCACATAGTAATCGCCATAAGTAGAGTCACTGCGGAATATCGGGACATCTGCCAA